AAAACTTCTGACATACTTGATAAGCAGGCATAGAGGTGATCTCGCTGAATTGGTCGCACAATCAGTAGATCACAAAACTCTATGCCTGTCTTTTTTCACCCGCCCATTACTGGGGATTCCTCAGCGCTGGTGGCGAGGCTCGTTATTTGTCGATCAGGTTGTTGTAATCGTTGTGAGTGAGTAGCTCCCAGCTCGTGCCATCCCGACACAACAGACGCCAGCGTTTATTTACGCGTAACGTCTGATATTTTTTACCGTATGTTTTACGGGGAATAACTCGACCAGCACTTACCTGTTTTAAAAGGGCGCACGCCTTTTCTGAAATCCAGAGGGGCGCTTTATTCTGGCTGAGGTTCAGTTGCATTCTCGCCCTCGCTGTATTTTTTAAACTCGTCAAGAATGCGCACAACTTCATCTTTAACGCCGACAGGCAGGAGCAAATAATCCCGGCTACTCCCTTCGCTAACGATTGGAGCAGACTTATAAATTAGTTCGATCAGCCGTTTGGTTTTTGCTGCTGGAAATTGTGGCTTAGCGATGGATTTCGTTATTTTCTTTTTGCCAGCAGCTTCCGCTTTCTCCATTAATCCCGATGCGACTTTATCGGCATAAACACCGTGCTCGCGGTTGATGTCGATAGCAAGCGCGTAATTAAGCGAACCGGAACGAACTAGGCTTTTTAAATACGGTGAGCAATCTTGATGTAACTGAAGGTGCTGAATAATGTCAGATTCAGACCGTTTCACTTTTGCTGCAATCTGAGCGTTTGACCAGCCCTGATTATATAAGCGGTGATATGCCGCCCCACGCTCTAGTGGTGTTAGCGCCAGCCCTTGAGAGCTGGTAACCATGAACGCGATTTTATCGGCCTCTGTCCCGACGAAATCCTTACACTCAAGCCTCAATATTTCATGGCCAGCTTCATTTGCTGCTTTAGCGCCAGCAAAACGGTGGTGACCGTCAATCACCTTTACGCCATGCTTCGTCACTTCTACAGCTAACGGCGGGATATATTCCCCAGCAATAAACGCATCTTTGAACTCAGCTACGTGTGCTGGGTCCAGTTCGCGGACGTTATACCCGTCCTCTGCATAAATTTCGGAGATTGGGACGAGGTGGGTTTTTCTAACCGTGATACCAGTTTCTTTGCTGGCATAGCGTTGATTTAATGTCGCCATATTATTCATTCCTGTGTCGGGTAAATGCTTCACTATGCGCAGCACAGGCCGCGCATAAGGCTTCACTTACTTAGGGTGGGTTAGATAGAACCTTCGTAAATCGGGACGTTTTCGAATGCGGTTTGCAGTTCAGTAACGATTTCACTGAATGCGTGTTCGACGATCTTTTCAGGGTCGATCAGCTCGTACCAGAGAATTAACTGACCTTCTTTAATGCGGTAGCGGAATCGGGCATCAACCTGATAAGTGTTGCCGTTATGGAACGGTGCGATCGCCAGACTGATTTTTTCCGGCAACTGAGTGTTACCGCCGCCTGATTTTTCATCTGAATACGCAAACTGCGTTGTACCGTCATGCAGGCGTTTAACAGACTTGAACTCAGACTTGCGCGTTTCTTGGAATGCCAGAACCATTTCTAGCAGTTCCACACCAGATGGCCCAGCGTAGGTTTCGCTGACAGCAGCAATATCGCTGATATGGTTTTCGATAAATTCACCGAACTCGATCTGGGTGAGCATACGCCCATTACGTCCAGCCCACTCTTGCCACTCTTTCGAGAATGGGCAATCGTAGACGGCTTTATGTTTTCCCCATTCAGGCGATGAGGGGGATGCGTGATAATCCAGAACGGCAACCACTTTCGTTTTTGTGTTGTCAGCAAAAATCACGGTGCGCTCGTCTTTGTATTTTTGGACATACGCGATGAGCGATGTGATTGAAATCAGGTCAACGTTCTGACGAATCAGATACGGGTTTAACTGGAACTGTTCCAGTTATTCGACACGATGACTTGCAGGCACTACAGATGTCGGAATAAAGGTATCCAGTTTATGCGCTTCAATAGCCAGATTACGAATTTCAGACACGGCAGAGCCGTCAACAACTTGTGACATAGGTATTTCCTTCTTTAAGAGGGATAGCTAATTGAAGAAATTAGCTGTTAGATTGCAGCCGGATTGGTGCAGCGCCGCTTTTTGTTTCGATGACCTTTAAATCCAACTGAACCTGATCGGGGTCATCACGCAGCAGGTCACCGTCAGCAGTAGAAAACATGATGGTATCGGCCAACTCCAGCTTCGGTTTGTTGAATTTGACGTCTGGCGTTACTTTCATCTGATCATCTGTGCGAGGGTTCAGCATTTCGACGCTCAGCGTCAGTGTCACCGAGCCTTTTTTGCGGGTTTCCCGAACAGCTTGAATAATCATTGCAAGCGTTTCGGTCAGTTCAGCATCCAGAGTGCCTTTATTGATGTAGGCGATCTGTTGGCTGAAATTGGTGCATTTACTTTCAGTATTTTCAGACATCGTTATTTCTCTCTGTAAAAAGGGCGGTCAACCGCAGAACTCTATCGTCGCCTCCGTTTAAGGTTGGTTAGAAGATCGGTTGACCGCCAAGACAGACAAGGGAATGTTGTGTTGCCACAACGGAAAGAGCATTGCCGGTGTTCGAATTGAACGAACCTTTTCGTTGCCCAACCCTTCCAACTGAATGGAACTGTTCGGAATTGAACCGACACTTATGCCTTGCTCGTCAATGCTCTTACCGTTGTGTGCCGGTTACGAATCCGGCGACGCGAAGCCGCGCCCGGTTATGCCCTGGTGAAGGCGAAATTACTGTAATTCTGCGAGAATCCTCTTTCCCGATAACATCGCGAGCCGGAATGTTGCTGCTGGTGGAATGCCTGCATTTTCCAGACAGTTTCCATACGAGCGCATACGTTGAACCAGCCGTAAATGTTGTGCGGTGGATAGGCGTTGTTTGTTGGTGTCAGGTTTCATAATGACCTCAACTGCTGGTGGTAGAGATTTCATTCATGCGCCTGTAATGATTGTGGGCGCAGGGTGAAGTCACTGATAAAGCGCTTTTTCGATGTTGGCTCGTGCAACACGGAAGCCGTCAATGTAGAAGAACGTTTGAAACGCTTTTCCGCTATGGCCGCGTCTGTGCGGTTTGCTTTTTGCCGTAAGCGTCTTTCCGTTCACAACGGCGGAAGCCTGACCGGGTAGCATGCAGCCACGCCCGTACTTTTGGCTTTTCAACTCAATATCTTCAACGATGTTGGCAATTGATTTTTCGCCCATCCTCTTACCCTCATTCAGTGGTTTTATGCCTACCTCCCCGAACTGGCAGAGGCAGGGTAAATCCGCTAATTTTTAGGCTGCTTACGCGTTAAATCGGACGCCACCCGTAACTAAGTGATGCTTCACGCCCCATTTCCCTCACTACGTCGCCGTGGGAACCCGACCTGTAACGCCGTCGTCGCGTCACCTGAACTCAATCAGGTCTTGGTGTGGCCTATCCGCGTTAGTTGTGCATTGGCTTATCTCCTGTAGTTGTTTACTTATCCTTTGCTCTGGTCACGACGTAGCTCTCACTACCCCTGCACCCCTCGCACTCGCCCCAGTTTTGCAGTGCTGGGGGTCTAAGCGGTCACTTTCTCTGTGATTAAAAGTACCGCAGGTATTAATAATTGGCAATACCTAAAGTATTAAAATAAATACCGCAGATATTAGGCTTTTGTTTTTAAAGTGAATTTATTTTTTTATGAATTGAGGTGTGAGAGAAAAAAAAAGGCAAAAAAAATCCCGCCGTAGCGAGATTAGTAGTTACACATTGGGTTGGGGCCTAAACTAGGCGCATCATAGTCTGTACAGCGACCGCAATGATCCGGCAGTTACCGTTTATTTGTATGGGAGGCCATACTGGGTTAAGGGCTTTAAGCATTCTGATCCCAGAGTCCTCAAGATATTGTTTAAATGTGGCCTTATTATCATTATCCAGTTTTGCAACAACTAAACTTCCATTGACTGCATCTCGGCCTGTATCAAAAAGAACAAGGGTTCCATCTGGAATGCTAAGCCCGGTAGGGGCTGTCATAGACGTACCCTCTACGCGTAACCAAAACGCTTGCCCCATAATCTTTGCATCTGATTCATACCACTCGTCGATTTGATCGATCGTTAGCGGTTCGTCAGCATCATCCCAAGAGCCAGCTTTTACCCAACTGATTACAGGATAGCCTTTACTAGGTTCATATGGACCAGCATATGTAAAGTTTGAACCAGCAGTAGACGCATATGATGAAGCCTCATGCGACAGAGTATGGCTAAAATCAGATATTGGAACTTGCAAAACCTTTGCAAAAACTGATGCTACGGCAATGTTGAGGGCGTTCCGGCCATTCAGATAATGCCCAACAGCGCCCTGCGTAATATCTAACTCATCAGCTATTTGCTGTTGAGTCACGCCTAATGACTTTTTCTTCGACTCGTACAAAGCCTTAAGACGCTTTGCATCCTCTAGCTGTTCCGTGGTCAGGGGCTTTTTCTTTTCCATCCTTGAATTCTAATACCGTAGTTATTAAAAAATGAAATACCGCAAGTATTGATTTATTTAATACTTTCGGTATTATTAATTTGTAAGTGAGTTCAGGAGCCAAAAAATGCAGAAACAAACTCTCGCTGATTTCGTCAGGGAGAACGGTCAAGCGAAAGCTGCTGATGCAATCGGTGTTCACCAGACCGCAATCAGCAAGGCCGTCCGAACTGGTCGAAAAATATTTGTTACCCACCTGCCCGACGGCAGTGTTGAAGCGGAAGAGTTACGTCCGTTTCCGTGTGGAAAGATTAACTCGTCAGCAGCGTAACAGTAACTACCAAAGGTAAAGCGTGATGGTAGACATCAAAGAAACGATAAAGGCAATGTGCAAGGCGTACCCAGGTGGACGATCTGCAATGTCTGGTGCGCTTGGCATGTCGATGGTGCAGTTCAACAACAATCTTTACGAGAAAAACGGCTGTCGTTTCTTTGAAATTCACGAGCTGGAGGCGATGGAAGACATTTCCGGCACATCACTGCTGGCCGAATATTTTGCGCAACGCCGCGGCGCTTTGCTGGTGGATGTTCCCACGTTTGAAGACCTCGATCATGTCGAGTTATACAGCCGTTCTGTGCGTACAGCAGCCAAGCGCGGGAAAGTCGATCAGATGATTCAGAAGGCGATTGAAGACGGCGTGATTGATGAAGACGAATCACGGGAAATCATGAGCCTGCATAACAAACACTTGGCCGCTCGTGAGGCTGAAATTCGTTCAATTCTCTCTCTGTTTAGTCGTAATCGCGTCAAGCGAGAGTAACGCTGGTGGCCATCTGCCGTAATCACACAACCCTTTGATTTATAGAGGTGCCAGATGGACACATTCAACTATGTGAAACCTGTTATGCCATCCGTGTATTGCCGCGAGGATGCCGCTTGGATTCAGGAAATGTTGGGAAAGTTACCCCGCGTGCAGCGGGAAACAATCGCGTATGCCTATGCGGACGCATACCGCGAAGCCCACGACGCCGAACCGGTTTCGTTTCGTCAGGAAAACGCAGGTCGATACGCAGCAAACACACGCCTGCGGTTGTACGTCGAGCGGTATTCACGGGCCAGTCAGGGATTTGCATCACCGCCACCTCTGGCACCAAACGCGAGGGTTGCAGCATGAATTTTTTAGCGGGTGTTTTTTTATGCGGGGGAGAGGGAAGGGGTAAGAGGGGGGAAAGGGGGGAGATCGGGGAAGGGTGTGGGGGAAGGGACGGCACTACCAAAGAGAGATGATCTAAAGGGATCGATCCTTAAATTGCCGAACATGTTTATTTATACAGTAGCGGAGTGAAAAACAGAAAATGCTGAACATTACGCCAAATTTAGCGCAGTCGCGGGGATTGAATTCTCTGCGTGCAAACTGGAAGACAACGGCCAGTTTCATGATTTACAGCCCTGTGGGCAGCGGCAAAACCGGATTGGCGGCATTCATCACTGACGGCCTGATTTCCCGCAGCCTCCGCGTAATGTTTGTGGCTCCGTACACTGTGCTGTTAGACCAGACCGCCACGCGTTTTGTTGAATACGGCCTGCCCGCCGACGAGATCGGCTATGTGTGGCGAGATCATCCGGCGTATGACCCGACGCGTCTGATTCAGATAGCGTCAGCTGATACGCTGATTCGTCGTGAATTTCCCGACAATATCGACCTGTTGTTTATCGATGAAGCCCACCTGAAGCGCAAAACGATCTTGAAAACCATCGATCATCTGACGAAGAACACAGCGACGAAAGTGATCGGTCTGTCCGGTACGCCATTCGCTAAATTCCTCGGTAATTACTATCAGAAGTTGATCAAGCCGACGACGATGAAAGAACTGATCGAAATCGGCGCACTGAGCAAATACGAATTCTACGCCCCCTCAACGCCAGACCTGAGCAAGATTAAAACCGTCAGTAATAGCGATTACGGCTCTGACTACAACGAAACCCAGCTTTCTCGCGTGATGAGCGACGCCAAGCTGACTGCCGACATCGTTCAGAACTGGCTGGAGAACGGTCAAAACCGCCAAACGGTATGTTTCTGTGTCGATGTGGCGCATGCCAATTTCGTAGCGATTGAATTTAACCGTCTGGGCGTGTCGGCTGAAATCATGACTGCAAAAACACCGCATGACGAACGCCAACTAACTATTCGCCGCTTTGAACAGGGCATCACAAAAATCATCGTCAATGTGGGCGTACTGGTTGCTGGGTTTGACAGTGACGTGCGCTGCATCATCTACGCCCGCCCCACAAAATCAGAGATTCGCTGGATTCAGTGCCTAGGTCGCGGCCTCCGTTCGGCTCCAGACAAAGATTTTTGCCTGATATTCGATCACTCCGGCACGGTTCATAAACTCGGTTATCCCGACGACATCGAGTATGACGGCCTACTGTCCAGCTCTGACGGAATGGAAGACGCTCCGGTTAACACGTCAAAAACAGACCAGACAGAGCGTCTACCGAAAGAGTGCCCATCATGCCATTTCGTGAAGCCTGCCGGAATTTACATCTGCCCTAAATGCGGATTCAAACCCCTAGCCGGTGAAGACGTGGAAACCGATCGCAGCCGTGGCCTGGCGAAAGTCAGCAAAACCAAAGAAAAGCACACCGCTGAAATGAAACAGGCGTGGTGGTCACAGATTCTTTTCTATCAACGCATCCGCAGCACACAAGGCAAGCCAGTTTCAGACGGTTGGTGCTCTCACACGTACCGCAAAAAATTCGGCGTCTGGCCTAAAGGCTTACACCGCACCCCTCAAGAGACTTCACCGGAAGTCATGAATTACATCAAATCACTACGCATTGCCTACGCAAAAGGCCAAGCCAAATCAGAAGGAAAAGCAGCATGAAAACGTCACAAGCGGCTATTGGCAAATGGCCTCAGATTTTTGAGTATTACGGATTACCTCCTGTTACGGGGAAAAACCATTTCAAGGGTGAATGCCCTATGTGCGGCAAGAAAGGAAAGCTGCGCATTGATGATAAAGAAGGCGCTGGAACGTGGGTATGTGTCTGTGGCTCTGGCGACGGCTGGTCATTACTGACTCATTCAACAGGGAAAGACTTCGCAACACTGGCACCGGAGGTTGATCGCCTAATCGGTAATGTTTACGTCCGTGACGAACAGCAAGGGCCAGCACCGAAAAGCGCCCCACAAGCACACCGTGAAAAAGTTATCCGCAAATTTCCTACGCTGGCACATCTGCGTGGAACGCCTGCCGCACAGTATCTGTTTAATCGCGGCATAACGAGCCTACCGACTGACGCTATCCGTTATTGCGATAGCCAACGAGCTGTAGGAACGATTTATCAGGCAATCTACTCACTGGCTACAGATGACAAAGGGAACCTCTGTTATCTGCACCGCACTCTACTGGATGGAGACAAAAAAGCGGACATAGACCAATCACAAAAACGTCTGATGAAGCTGCAAGCTGAAAGTTATCTGGAACACGCCCGATCGGTCGCAATCCGCATGTTTCCTGTCGCTACAACGCTGGGTATCTCGGAAGGCATCGAAAACGCGCTGTCATGCCATCAAATCACCGGTTGTAACACATGGTCGGTGATTAACTCCGGTTTCATGAAGAAGTTCCTTGCCCCTAAAGGCGTGACGCATCTGATCATTTTCGCTGACATGGACGACAATGCTACAGGTCATGCTGCGGCATTCGCGTGTGCTCATGCAAACCTGATGGCAAAAAATAATGATATTCAGCGTGTTTCTGTCCGCTGGCCTAAGAGCGGGGATTTCAACGACCTGCTTACAGAGGGCCGTGATGTTTATGAACAAACATTTTATCGCGGCGGTGTTCAATGATCAGAATGCTGCTGAATACTGTTGTCGTCCCTGAACTGGGGCAAGTCATTATTCGCCCAGGGCGTGACAAACTGGCAATGTTCCGTCAGCGAATAGTTGTGACTTCCGCTACTCATGACATGAAAGACAAGCCGTCTGGTGTACTGCAAACAGAACAGCCGCTGATTAACGAGAAATGGATGGACTTTCTGACACACGAGCGAGTTTTTGCTGCTGCGGGTGGAAAAAATGCGCTGGTGGCATGGCTGAAACAGGAAATTGGTTGTCAGTGGCACGGCGATTACCATCATGAAGAGACAACAATTCTAGAAAGTGAATCAAGTGCGATCCGTTTGTGCTGGCATCACGATAATGAACTGCGTGAAAGTCCTGATATGGTTCGGGTTCGAGTCCACGTAGCACAAAATATCGCAAACTATGTTGTCTATTCAGCACGCCATTGGTTTTTATTTCCCGAAGGCCATCAGCTGACAGAACCGGAAATAAGCTGGTGGTCTGTGCTGCACAACGTTTCAGATTTACTCCCGCGTGACGCAATCCGCGCAGCACTACGCATGCCGATTATCGCAGAGCAGCCAGGACCACAACGTGAATGTGACCTCGTTTGTGAGTCTGTAGTGCCTGCAAGAGAGATTATTGAAAACCGCGTCGGGAAGATTCAGCCCATCCTGAAACTCGTTATCGATTCAGAGCCTGCGGCGGGCTTCATGCTACGTCCAAAGCTGAAACGCTGGGAACACGAAAAATACACCCGTTGGGTAAAAACGCAGGCGTGCTGCGCATGCGGCGAACGTTCAGACGACCCGCACCACATCATTGGTCACGGACAAGGCGGAATGGGAACAAAGGCTCACGACCTGTTTGTTATCCCGTTATGCCGCATCTGTCACGACTCATTACACAGAGACATGAACGCGTGGGAATCGGCACACGGCAGTCAAATAGAGCTGTTGTTCCGTTTTCTTGATTATGCGCTGGGCATCGGCGCGATAGTTATCGATCGGAAGAGGGCATAACGATGAACCAGCAATATTTGGAATACCTGCGTGACTGTGTCAGCACCGCATTATCAGATATACAAAAGATGGGAGTTGGGCAACTCGGTGCATTTGAAGGTGCAGGGATTATCAGAACGACAAAGTACACTCGCCAGCGTAAGCGGATCGTTGCATTGGACGGGCGTAATGTTTGCGCTGAAACAGATGCTATAAATTGCCCCGAAACCCGCAGCAGAAAAACACCAGCTCCCCCGATTGACCCCATCACATACGGAACGGCGTCATGGCGTAGAGCTGTTAATGAATTAGATTCACATCATACTGCATGGGTTCGTTTCTGCTATGGCAACGACATGAACTATGAACATCAGAAAGCGATATGCCTGCACGTTTGGAACGAATACAAGCCAACTCTGACAGGAAAGAAAACAACGGAGAAGGTGCGCCGCCGTATTGAATCACTCGTCTGGCTGGCCGTTCAGCGCTACGCAGCAACATGCGGCTGCGTATTAGTTTCTCGCGAGTATAACGATAGTGAATTAGCGAAATTGTCAGGCGTTAGCCGCTCTACCTGGTCAGAGAATTATAAGCATCACTGGGACGGTTTAACGGAGATGGTTTCCGAGCTGGACAGCGAATCACTTAACACAATTATTAAAAAGAGAAATGAATCACGTTTAAAACAAATGGACACACAATCATTGCAAAACCGAACAAATTAAGCTATATTTTCATCATATTTGATACATTGCCAAAAATGCGAAAGCCCACCATTGAGTGGGCTTTTTTTGTGTCAGAACTCCATTGACAACGGCCCTATTAATCTTATATTGTTCATTATAAGTTATATGTGCAGTATCACTAAGGGGTAAGAAATGTCAGTTATTGACGGCAACAATGGCGATGGCTCTAACGGGGCCAGCCCGCAACAAATTGTGCAGCGAGTTGAATATACCCGCACTGATGTTGCTACAACTAGAAGGGCTTTATCTGACTTGGAGTTACAACGTTCACGCCTTGGAGAGCAGGTTCAAAGGCGAATGGCAACAGCTAGTACTGCTAATCTTGAGGAGTTTCAGGCTGCTTGGAATGACAGGAGTTCTTTAAACGATGTCAATGATCAGATAAGCAGTATAAGGCAAACGCTGGAATCTATGATGCCATCAGAAAGTTCAGCAAGATTATCACAGGATGAGCGTACACAAATCACTGGCTTGTATGCATCAGGATTATACACTCAATCCCAGCTTGCCCAGCAATATGGGGTTTCTCAACCAACGATTGGTGATATCGTGCGGCGCCCCCCACCATCTGATACATCATCGGATGATCAGCAGTCTTAATCACCGATAATTTTATAAAACAAAAGGCTCGCTTCGGCAGGCCTTTTGTTTTTCTGTAAATCACACACAGCGGCGTGTCTTGCAGGACAAGAAAGAAATAATCCAGTTTAGTAAGACGCTCTAATCCCTTTATGTACATTAAACGTGTCCTATCGACGCCTATACTGTACATACATCAAAGAGGGATACATCGCATGAAAATGAATTTCATCAAACTGCTTCCAGCACTACTATTGGGCGCTTGCTCAACGTACCAACCGCAAGAGAAAACCGAACAACCTCAGCAGCAAGCTGAAATTGCCGCTCCCGCTCGTCAGGCTGCTGTTGCAGCAGTCGCTGCCGTGTCGAAAGATAACTGCGGTGTGGGCTGCCCAGTCGGCGGGAGTTCGCAGACGCTGGTTCGTGATGCATATACGCTGAACAATAACAGTGCGACAAAATTCGCGAATTGGGTCGCGTATAAAATGACGTCAGCAACTCAAGCAAGTGGCCGTTCGCGCACATGGCGTCAAGACCCTGATTTGCCCGCTGCTGATACGTTGGCACCAGCCGCATACACTGGCGCGAATGCGGCCCTTGCTGTTGACCGAGGTCACCAAGCTCCGCTTGCCGGACTTGCAGCTGCATCAGACTGGCAATCCCTTAATTATTTATCGAACATCACGCCGCAGAAGGCAGACTTAAATCAGGGCGCCTGGGTGCGCTTAGAGGACAAGGAACGGACTCTGTCGAATAGTAAAACTGTCTACACAGTGACTGGCCCACTGTTTGAGAAAAACATTGCAACGCTGCCTAATGCGCCAGCAGTTCAAATCCCCAGCGGCTACTGGAAGATTTTGTTCACTGGTTCTAGTCCGGCTGATGGCAAATTCGCGGCGTTCATTATGAATCAAGACACCCCGCGTGCGGCTAACTTCTGTAATTTCCAAGTGACGGTTAGCCAAATCGAACAGAAGACAGGTCTGACAATCTGGTCAGCACTGCCAGCTAACGTAGCTAATTCCATCAAGTCACAAAAGGGCGCTCTTGCTAGCGACCTCGGCTGCTAATACCGCTCAGTAGTAATCAATAAATCACATAGCCCGCCATTTATAGCGGTGGGCTTTCTTTTCCCCTCGTTCAGAGAGGATGCACAGCAACAGAGGGGGCTAAATGTCCGAACCTTTTACCAGTACCGGCGCTGCTGGTTCTGCGCTGGCGGGTGCCAGTTTATACGGGATTCTGACCGGAACAGATTACGGGGTGGTATTCGGCGCGTTTGCTGGAGCCGTATTTTACGTTGTAACCGCTGCCGAGTTGACGGCATTCAGACGTATCGCATATTTCGTTGTGTCGTATATCGCAGGTGTTCTGTGTGCTGGGCTGGTGGGCTCTAAACTCTCCGCGCTGACTGGCTACAGTGACAAGCCTCTTGATGCTCTCGGTGCAGTAATCGTTTCGGCGTTAGCTATCAAAATCCTGACCTGGTTCAACAATCAGGATATGGACGGCGTACTCAATGCGCTATCCCGATTCCGTGGAGGTGGTGGAAATGGCAGCTCTCGTTAACGTCATTATCTGCGCTGTCATCGTTGTCCTGCTGATGTTCTACAGAAAGAACGGAGCGAGACACCGCCCATTAATTTCATGGCTGGCTTACCTGCTGGTTCTGGTTTATGCCAGCGTCCCGTTTCGCTACCTGTTCGGCTATTACGACGCAAGCTGGCTGGTTGTGATTGCGAATATGTTTATCTGTGCGGCTATTCTGCGTGCTCGCGGTAATGTCGCCCGGCTTATCGATGTGCTGAGGTTCTGATGACGAAAGGTGAAATCTTTAACGCGATCCTGAATCGTGAAGGTGGCTATGTGAATCATCCAGCTGACCGTGGAGGCCCGACAAACTGGGGCGTTACTGAGAAAGTGGCGCGGGCTCATGGCTATAACAGTGATATGCGCAATATGACTCGTCAGCAGGCATTAGCCATCTACGAGGCTGATTACTGGTATGGGCCACGGTTCGATCAGGTTGCAGCTGTATCACCAACTATCGCTGCCGAATTGTGTGATACGGGAATCAATATGGGACCGTCTGTGCCATCTAAGTGGCTCCAGCGCTGGTTGACTGCGATGAATGACGGTGGCCGCTTATATCCAGACCTGATCGCAGACGGAAATATAGGCCCACGTACGATTACTGCGCTACGTCAGTATTTAGCAGCGAGAGGCGCAGAGGCTGAGCGTGTTTTACTCCGTGCACTGAATTGCAGTCAGGGCGCTCGGTATCTGGAATTAGCAGAACAACGACCAGCTAATGAAGCGTTTCTGTATGGCTGGGTTCGTGAGCGCGTTCAGTTATGAGCATTTTACCGAGCTGGAAAATAGCCACTGGTGCGCTGGTGGCTGGAATAGTGATCGGTTGGTACGTTCAGGGGCTGCGGTGGGATGCGGATATCGCGGAGCGGGACAGATTGGCCCGAGAGAAAAAGGCTCGGGCAGAACAGGCTATCGCTCCAGTCGAACAAAAAGCAGCGGAGAACAACGCAGTGGCCAAGGTCGAATATCGGACAATCACAAAAGAGGTGGTGCGCTATGTGCAAACTCCGGGTCGCACTGTTTGCGAGTTTGATGATGACGCTATCCGGCTGCGCCAGCGAGCCATCGATGCTGCCTCCAATATCCCAGGATTTGATGACGCCGCCGTGCAAGCCGAGTGACGCCGGGACAAACAGTGACGAAGACCTGCAGGCTGACATCGAAACAGCGGAGTGCGTCATGGAGTTGCGTCTGAATACATATCGCTGGCAAGCGTGGTATAAGGCGGTTCGATAAAAGGATATATAGTAGTCAGGCAGCAAGAAGCTGCCTGATGGTCTTATATGCTAAAACCAAGTTTAGATGCTAGCTTCTTGATTAATGTATTTGTATTTAAAAACTCAGTCACTCCGACAGCAGCTCCACATGATGCACATTGTATGAATAGCACTCTATAGTTACTGTTTGCTACGGCGTGCTCTTTCATTTCAAAACGAGTAGAACTGCACTTAGGGCAGCTTGTTATAGCCATTTAAAAATCTCCATTGCTGTGTTTTGCCATAACGGCACCGTTAAGAATAGACAATAATTTGGAACGTAATGGTCTATACTCCCCCAAAAAAGGATGAGTCAGATCACACAATTTAGGTGATTTACCGCGTGAACAGCCTGAACAAAGTGTGGTGATGCTGAATTTGCGATTCATTAATAGTGATTTTAATTGTATGCAAATTAATTATTTTTATTGAAATGATATTTTTCATTTGTTTTTTTTGTGATATTTCCTATTTTTTTATATTGAGGTTTATATTTTTTTTGGATTTGCAGTCTGGTTTTTTATCTTAAAAAAGGATTTTTGTTTTTTATTTATTTTGGGGTTGATTAATAATTTGATGACACAAATAACATTCCTGTTAGTAATCGTATTCTGTCGATTGGATCGTCAGAATTGTATAAATGATTAGTGATTAGGATATAAAATGAGCAGCAAAGAAACCTCTTTCGTCGGTTTAATCACGTTTGATGCATCCATAGGGCATAGTGAGCTAACAACCCAATTAGAGAAGTGGGGGTTTGAAAAAAAATCCACACATGGTCATAAACTCCCTGCAAACACCTACGTGGGGGTTGTTAAGCGAACAGTTGAAACTAACACTCAAGGTAATTTCAATGCTACTGATTTAAAGAATACTTCTGATAGCCTTTGCGATTATTATCGCAATGAAATGCTCGCTTTATTTGATAACGGTGATATTGATGGGAAAATATATGTATTATTTTCTTGGGCGTTAGTGGCTGACGACAGCGTAACCCGCTAAATATCTATTGCATAATAGTCATTGGAAAACATGGAGCTTATTGTGTTAGAAAATTACTTTTTTACTAAGGGTGGTTTTGATACCAGCGATGATCAGAAGCGTGCAGTTGCAGTAGCTGCTGCTTTAGAGATCGCCAGAGCTTCAGCTGCAGCAACCAGTCAGCGCGCTCACTCAGATAAAGTTCGAGATGATCTAGACTATGCTGCAAGCAGCATTGCTAAGCTGGCTGACGCAATTCAGGATGCCTTAAGAGCTAAATCCGAGTAGTTAAAACCAATCTTTCTATCTAGCCAATCGAGCCTCGCAATTGCGCTGAGGAATCCCCAGTAATGGGCGGGTGAAAAAAGACAGGCATAGAGTTTTGTGATCTACTGATTGTGCGACCAATTCAGCGAGATCACCTCTATGCCTGCTTATCAAGTATGTCAGAAGTTT